AGATTATAAAGTTATTTGTCTTGATACCAAAAAAATCTAAAGTAATTGTAGAAATTACAGCTAAAGAAATGGAAAAAGATATAAATCTTGTTAGAGATATAACATCTTTTTATTGGGAAACAATAAGAAAAAACTTAAGTGGGCTTGTTTCTCCAGTTATAAAAATTAATGGATTAGGTACAATGAACATTAGACCTATAAAGTTAGTAAGAGCTGTTACTGATTATAATGCAATATTAAAATATATTACTCCTAAACATTATCAAAGTTTTGCTAAAATTAAAGATTTAGAAAGTAAACTAGAAAGACTTAATAAAATGACAGTTTTATTTGATGAAACAAAAGTAAAACGAGCAAATATTAAAACCAAAAGAGATGAGCAGGATAAAAAAAATTTGGAATAATAAATTTAAAATAATAGACGGTGTAAAAAACAATCTATTTAAAAAAGAACATGTAGAAATTATTGCTACTAAAAGATTAAATATTTGTAAATTATGTGAAGAATTTGATGGTAATGGTAAAACATGTTTAATGCCAGGAACACAACCTTGTTGTGGATTATGTGGTTGTTCATTAGCATTTAAAACAAGATCTTTATCATCAAAATGTGATATAAATAAATGGATTGCTGAAGTAACAGAAGAAGAAGAAGATGTTATTAATGATAAATTAAAAATATTTAATTAATTCAAACACCAACTCAAAATGTCAGTAATATTTAAAGCAGAAAATCATTCATATAAAAGTAAAGATCCAAATGAAGCAATCACTTGGACTAGTGTAACATCTTTTGTTAGTTTATTTAAAGATAAATTTGACGCTATTGCTGTATCTAAAAAAGTATCTAAAAATAAAAAATCAAAATGGTTTAATATGACACCTGAAGCTATTCAGGATGTTTGGAGTTTAGAAAGTAAAAGAGCTACTGATTTAGGTACATGGTATCACAATCAAAGAGAATTTGATATAAGTTCAATTAATACTCTTGAAAAATACGGTATTGCATTACCTATTATTAAACCTATTGTAGAAGATGGTTTAAAACATGCTCCTGATCAAAAACTTACTGAAGGTATTTATCCAGAACATTTTGTTTATCTTAAATCAGCATCTCTTTGTGGTCAAGCAGATCTTATTGAAGTTGTTAAAAATACTGTAGATGTAATTGATTATAAAACAAATAAAGAGATTAAAACAGAAAGTTTTAAAAATTGGGAAGGTGTTTCTCAAAAAATGACTGGACCTTGTTCACGTTTAGATGATTGCAATTTTAATCATTATGCTTTACAATTGAGTGCTTATATGTATATTATATTAAAACATAATCCACAATATAAACCAGGTAAACTTATATTACATCATGTTACATTTGAAGAAGAATCACGTGATAAATTTGATAATCCTGTAGCAAAAAAAGATAGAGATGGTAACCCTATTGTAAAAGAAGTAGTACCTTATGAATTACCTTATTTAAAAATAGAAATAATTACAATGATAAACTGGTTAAAAGATAACCCTAAAACTTAAAAAAATGATAGATAAAACAACAGATCCAGATTTTATTCAAAAACAAGTGAATAATCATAATGCTAAACCTAACCCTGTATTAGATAATCCTGAGTTATTTGATTTACAAGAATCAATTAAAATTAATTTAAAAGAGTTTAGCTTTAAACTATTTGGTAGAATTTTTAGGTTTGAAACCTATAATGTTACTATAAAAAAAACAAATAATAAAATATTTGAACCAGTAGAAGTTTGTTCTTCAAGTGAACAAGCAGCTTGGTTATGTAAAATAAATAAACAAAATTATGATACAATAGCTAAAATAGAATTAACTAAACTTGTAACAAAATGATAATAAGATTATTTGATATTGAAAATGATAAAGTAAAACCAACAGAACATTGTTATACTTTAAAGTTTCTTAAAGATATTATGGAAGCATATCCAGATAATAGTCTTAAAATATATACTTATTTATTTTATATGACTTGTCCTAACCCTGATGTAAATCCTTATTTTCACATGTCAGAACTTGACAAAGAAGAATATATTTTGCAGGATACTCAAGCGGATTTTTCTACTGAAGATGAATTAATACAAATAGCTTTAAAAAAATGTGCTAAATTATATGAAACACCTACATCTAGAGCTTATAAAGGTATCTCTAGTATGTTGGATAGATTAGCTACATATATGGAAAATACGCCAATAACAGATGGTAGAGATGGTAATATAACTGCATTAGTTAGTGCAGCTAAAAACTTTGATGGAATTAGAGCTTCTTTTAAAGGAGCATATAAAGATTTAAAAGAAGAACAACAATCTCGTACACGGGGTGGTGCTGGATTAGCATATGATCAAATATAATATTATGGAAAATTTATACGATTGGTTATTTCATTATAACTTTTATAAAGAAGAATGGAGTGCTTTTAAAAGAGATGATATCTATGTATATTTTAGCGGTGGTAATTCTGATAAAATATTAAAATCTAAAAATCAAAAAGATCTTATTGATTTTATCATAGATTCAAAAGGTAATATTAATAAAATGAAAAAACTTTTAAAATGAGTTTAATGCCATATATAAGTATCCCAACATGGAACAATGGTGTATGGGAACATACTGAATTTGAAACAAAAGATTTATATAAAAGTTTTGTATTTGATCTTTTTAAAGAACCTGGAAAATATGAATTTAATGAAACAAGTTTATTGTTTACTGAACAAGCTGTTAAATTTAGGCAAAATGGTTTTTACTTTTCTGGTCCAATGGGTAGTAAAGATTATAGAGTTTTTTGGGATGCAGAAAAAGAAAAATGTAGAAAAGGAGTTATCATTAAAGATGATAAACACACATGGTACCTTCCACGAGAATATTACATGTGGCTCAATTACTTACCAATTAATGACAAAGAACAAAAAAAGTTTGACTTCCCAAGTGTCAGAGATGCCCAATATCATATGGCCTTATATGAGTTGTTGGCAGAGCTCAACTACAGACATTGTGCAATTCTCAAAAAACGACAAATAGCTTCATCTTATTATCATTGTGGTAAAATGATAAATCTTTTATGGTTTGAGGAAACACCTATTATTAAAATGGGTGCAAGTCTTAAAGACTATATAAATGAAAAAGGATCTTGGAAATTTCTTAATGAATATAAATCTTTTTTAGATCAGCATACTGCTTGGTACAGACCTATGAATCCAGGTAAAGTACTTATGTGGCAACAACAAATTGAACAAACTATTAGTGGTAGAAAATCACAACGAGGACTTAAAGGTGTAATACAAGGTGTAACATTTGATAAAGATCCAACAGCAGGAGTTGGTGGACCATGTAGTTTTTTCTTTCATGAAGAAGCAGGTATTGCTCCGCATATGTCTACAACAGTAGAGTTTTTATATCCCGCTATGCAATCTGGTATGATAACAACTGGTTTATTTGTTGCTGCTGGTTCTGTTGGTGACTTAGATCAATGTCAACCACTTAAAAGAATGATTATTTATCCTGAAGCCAATAGTATATATGCAGTAGAAACTAATTTATTAGATAGTAAAGGTACAACAGGTAAAACAGGATTGTTTATTCCTGAACAATGGTCAATGCCACCATTTATAGATAAGTATGGTAATAGTGATGTAGAAGCAGCAGTAAAAGCTATTGATACTGAGCGAATTCAATGGAAAAAAGATCTTGAACCTGAACAATATCAATTAAGAATATCACAGCATCCTAAAAATATAGCTGAAGCATTTGACTTTAGAAATGTATCTAAATTTCCAATTAATTTAGTAGCTGCTCAAAAAAGAAGAATTGAAGATAAAGAATACCCATATCATTTTATTGAATTAACTAAAACTCTTGAAAGTGGAATAATAGACAGGTTAACTAATAAGTTACCTATTTTAGAATTTCCAATTACAAAAAATACAGAAGATAAAACAGGTACTATTATTGTTTGGGAAAAACCAGATTTAAATGCAGAATGGGGAACTTATTATGCATCTATTGACCCAGTATCAGAAGGTAAAACAACTACAAGTGAATCGCTTTGTTCTATCTATGTTTATAAAAATCCAATTGAGGTAACTAAAATTAATGGAGAAACTGTTACTAATTATACAGAATCTGATAAAATAGTATGTGCATGGTGCGGAAGATTTGATGATATTAATAAAACCCATGAAAGATTAGAACTTATTATTGAATGGTATAATGCATGGACTATAGTAGAGAATAACATATCTCACTTTATTAACCATATGATTCAAAAAAAGAAACAAAAGTATTTAGTACCTAAGAATCAAATTTTATTTTTAAAAGATCTTGGTTCTAATACTAACGTGTTTCAAGACTATGGCTGGAAAAATACAGGTACCTTGTTTAAAAGTCACATGTTAAGTTATTTAATAGAATTTCTTAAAGAAGAGATTTATCATGAAACCAAAGATGATGGAACCATAGTTAAAACTACATATGGAGTAGAAAGAATTCCTGATATTATGGCTTTTGTAGAAATGGAGAATTATGGAGATGGTGTAAACGTAGATAGATTAGTATCTTTAGCAGCTCTTATATCTTTTGCTAAAGTACAACAAGCTAACAGAGGATATAAGAAGAGAGTGGACAATATAGGCTCTAAAAATTTGCATAAGTCAAATAATTTGTATAAATTAATTACAAGCCCTTTTCGGCATATTGGACAAAAGAATTTTAATTCTAAAATAAGACCACCTAGATCACCATTTAAAAATATAAAATAATATGGAAGTTTTTAATGCCCTAGATCTTAAATCTGGAAAAAAAGCACAGCTTAATAGAATGGGTTCTATAACTCAGCCATTACAGTTTATCCCTAGATCTGATAAAGATATAAACTGGAGTGCTTGGAACTTAGATTGGTTAGAATGGAATGGTATTAAACAACTTGGTAGAAATGCAAGAAGATTAATGAAAAACTATAAGCTTGCAAAAGGTATTATAGACAAAACAGATTACTTAGTAGAAGAAAATAACGAAAACAGAGAGTTATTGGAAACACTTACTCAAGAAGATGTAAGCGCATTAGAACTTAAATTTTATCCTATTATTCCCAATGTAGTTAATGTGATGGTTAGTGAGTTTGCTAAAAGAAACACTAAAGTTACATTTAGATCTACTGA